CTGGTCGTGCTGGCATTAAGCTGGATGGGTTTCTTGTGCGTGGTGTCTCGATTCTTAAAACCAAGTACGACACCCTCCAAGCGATCACCTACCGCCCCGCCTGGCTCGTCGAGCGTTGGTACGAGCAACTCCTCAAAGACGGACAGCGATTGATCGAGTCCTGGGACAGCGGTTACTTCGACTACAACCTCGACCACGCTTGCGCGGAGTACGGTGGCTGCCCATTCACCAGCTGCTGCCAGATGCGTGACCCTGCTCCCCTCCTCCGCGCGCGCTTCCAACGCCGGGTCTGGGACCCAGTCGCGCGGACAGAGACCCTGATCGAGGAGGCTGAATGAAATGCCCCACGGATACATCATCGCTGAGGACCAGTACCTCGGCACCTTCCACTACGCCAGCCAAGCCGCTGACTCCTGGGGCTGGATGTCCCGAGCGTACTTCTGCAAGCACTGCGGGGAAATCTGGGCGCGCCGTATTGTCCTTAACTCGAAAGGCGACCCCCAGTACTTCCGAGCAATCGACGTTGCTTGTCGGAACCACTCAGACCCTTGGGCAATTCCTGGGTCTTTACTAGCCGATGAACTCGTCTTCAACCTTGATACACTCAGCCCGGAAGCAGTCGCTCGGGAACTGGATGTCCACTTAGCCTACTACGAAAGACAATTATGAATACTCCCTTAACCCCTGACACACTGGTCACGAAAGACCAGCAGTCACTCTTCGGCCCCAAGATCTGCCTAATGGGACTTGGCGGTACGGGTAAGACCTACGCCCTCGGTACGCTGTGCGATTGGGCAGACAAAAATGGATTCGAGGTCGCGGTCCTGTTTACAGAGAATGGACTGGAGACTCTCCTCGGTTACTACCGTGACCATAACAAGCCTGTTCCTTCTTGCGTGTACTGGCACCAGCAAGCCACGAAACCCATCTCCCTCAAGGCTCTGATCAACGCAGCGGATCTCGTCGGTAAGCTCAGCTACGAAGCCCTGGCGAAGTCCACGGACAGCAACCGAGGCGGGGATAACAATGCTTTCTGGAAGATTCTCAACAGCTGCGCGAACTTCAAGGATGACCGCACAGGGAAGGAACTCGGTCCAGTCGACACCTTCCCGCGCAATCGGATCTTCGCCATCGACTCCCTCACCGAGCTGTCCAATGCCGCGTTCAAGATGCAGATCGGCTCCCGCCCAATGGCCAGCCCAGGAGACTACGGCATCGCGCAGTCCAATCTGATGAACTTCCTCCGCCTCTGCACCCAGGGACTCGAATGCCCCTTCGTCATGACAGCCCACGTAGACCGGGAGACGGACCCAGTTACCCAGTCCACCAAGGTCATGATCAAGGCTATCGGTAAGGCCCTGGCTACGGAAATCCCTACCCTGTTCTCCGACCTGATCTACACAGTCCGGGATGGGGATAAGTTCTTCTGGGACACCGCTGCCTACGGCGTGGATTGCAAGACACGGTCCCTCGGCTACCGTTCCAAGATCACCCCTGACTTCGCGTCCATCATGGACGTGTGGCTGAAACGGGGGGGCTAATCATGGACGCAGAGCAACAACTCGAAATAATCAAGTGCATGGTGATTGACTTCGTAGCCGCCGTGGTCCTCGAGCGCGGACAGGAAAAGCAAGACAAAGCATTCCGGATGCTGGTCAAGCTCGCTTCCGCCTGCCTTCAAGACCGGGCTATGGATGAGGCTGCGGAAGAAACAGACGCAATCATAGCTAAGCTTAAGGAGCAAGCATGAGCCAGAAATCCTACTCCGTCCTAACCGTCTCCGTCACTGTGGCCATCCCGGTTGACAAGACCCAGGCACAGACTCTTGAACTGATCAAGGAGCTTATCAGCGCGCCGACTTCCATCTTCCATCCCGGAACTGTAATCGTCAAGCCACTGAAGCGGGAAACCCATTACCTATAAGCGTGTTCGGGGCGACGCAAACTGCCCTATTGTTAGTAAACTCCTTTAAGGAACCTGTATCATGACAAGCCAATTCAATCCAGAAACATTCCTCGACGCACAAGTTAACGAGGCTAATGAGAAACGTCCTCCCCTGCCAGTGGAAAATCCTGATTCCCCTAACGGGATGTACATGGCTGTGATCGGGGAGATCAAGACCGACTCCGGCACCATCGGCAAGGGCGATCGCGTGGGTCAGCCTTGGATCTCCATGCTGATCCCTCTCCGCATCCAGGTGCCATCGTCGGTTCAGGGCCTGGGCATCCCCTCCGAGCTGACCATCACTGATCGCGCCTTCCTCGACCTGAACGCGCAAGGTGGCCTGGACAATTCCAAGGGTAAGAACCGTCGCCAGAAAGACTACCGTGATGCTACTGGCACCAACGTGGCTGGTGTACCTTGGGCATGGCGCCAGCTGCAAGGGAAGATGGTTTCAGTGAAGATCAACCATGAGTTGTACAACGACCAGATCCAGGAACGTGTTGGCTTAGTCCTGCCTTCCTAATGCAATCGCGCCTTCAGTCCCTTGTTGAAGCCCTGGTCAATGTCGTCCTCGGTTACAGCATCGCTCTGGGGGCGCAGTTGATTGTATTCCCCCTCTTCGGAATCCACATCCCTATGTCGAGTAACATTGCCATAGGGATTATCTTCACCTTTGTATCGCTCGTCAGGTCATACGTCCTGCGGCGACTGTTTAACTGGGTACACAGACCGCGCACGTTATCCTAACATAACCCACGCGAAGTATCCGCCCAAGGAAAATTCTATGAAGTGCATCCACATTGAAGCGATCAAGGTAGCCCCCGACCGCCAACGCAAGGCCTTTGACGCCGCCAAGCTCCACGAATTCGCAGACGGTATCCAGGCCAAGGGCCTCCTCCACCCCATCGTCCTCCGCCTTGTCGGGGATGATTACTACCTAGTCGCAGGCGAACGCCGCCTCCGCGCAATCACAGATATCTACGCCCTCGGAGGCGAGATCATGCACGATGGAGAGCGTGTCCGCAGGAACGCCATCCCCTACACCCTTCTCTCCGACCTTGACCCCTTGGCCGCAGAGGAAGCTGAGCTAGATGAAAACATCCAGCGAGTTGATCTCTCCTGGCAAGAACGAGCCGCCGCCCATGCCCGCCTATCCAACCTTCGCACCGCCCAGGCACTTCAAAAGGGCGAGGCCCTCCCTACTGTTGCTGCAATATCACTTGAAGTTCGGGGTAGCTCCGAAGGCGTCAATCAAGAAACAACTCGACGGGAGCTTATCGTTGCGCGTCACTTGGATAATCCCGCAGTCAAAGCAGCGAAAACCGTCGATGAAGCTTTTAAAGTGTTGCGGAAAGAGGAAGCTCAGATAAAGTCGCGCGACCTCGGTATATCTGTAGGCCGCACGTTCACTGCAGATTTCCACCGGGTTATTAACGGGGACTCTCTTGAATGGATGCTTACCGCTCCTGCAGGGCAGTTCGACGTGATCCTAACCGACAGTCCTTATGGCATGGGGGCTGACACCTTTGGAGACTCGGGGGGCGTTGCAGCCGGAGCGCACGGATACTCAGATACACCTGAATTGTACGAAAAGATTCTCAAAGTGTGTGAGACGGAACTTTACAGACTCGCGAAAGACCAAGCGCACTTGTACTGGTTCTGTGACTTTGATAAGTTCACTGACACTCGAGAGCGTTTCCGTGCAGCTGGATGGCAAGTTTTTCGCACGCCCTTAATTTGGTATAAAAAGGCGGGCATGAGAGCGCCTTGGCCTGAGTGCGGGCCGCAAAGGAAATTCGAGACGATACTGTATGCGGTAAAGGGTAAGCGCCCTACACTCAAAATGCTGGGGGACGTGCTGGACTATGCAGCTGACACTAACCTAGGCCATGCCGCACAAAAACCAGTAGCACTTTTGCAGGATTTGCTTAGCCGCTCAGCGTTACCAGGCAATGTAATCTTTGATCCCTTCGCCGGCTCCGGCTCAGTTATGGCTGCCGCCCACCCTCTTAAATGCATTACCTGTAGCATTGAGTTAGACCCTGCTAGTTACGGGATCATCATTGAGCGCGTTAGCAAGCTTAAAGAGGCGCAAGAACTTGATGCGGGAGTAGGGCGATGAGAGGCGGTGTACATAAGAAAACTTACAAAGCCTGGGTAGGACTGCGGCAGCGCTGCACAAATCCTAACGAGGCTAAGTTTAAAAATTACGGGGGACGCGGCATAGGTTACAGCGTCCGTTGGGAAAAGTACGAACACTTTCTAGAGGATATGGGCGAGGCGCCTGAGGGCTATTCTCTGGGTCGTATAGATAACGACGGACACTACACTAAAGCTAACTGCCGTTGGGAAACCCCAATTCAACAGGCTAATAATCGAAGGATGCGCGACGACAGTACAAGCGGAATAGCTGGAGTAACCTTTAACAACCTTGAACGCGTCTGGGTAGCCCGAGGTATTTATAGCGGAGAGCGCATTGTCCTGTATAGAGGAGTCTCTTTCGAGGAAGCTGTAGCTGCGCGTAAACTTTTCGAGAGCCTTCCAAAATGAAGGTCCACGGCGAAGGCCCTATCCCTACCCGCATCATGGTCGTGGGAGAGTACCCCTCCGACCATGAGCGGCGCTGCTTTGACGGCGCCTCCGGCATGGAACTGAATCGTATGCTCCAAGAAGTCGGCATCATGCGCTCCGAAGTCTACACCACCTACGCCTGCAAGGAACGCCCCCCTCGCGGGATGCTGTCAGAATGGATCGCGCTGAAGAAGAAGGACATCAGCACGAACCACTCGCTGCTGCGTAACCTCTACTGCACCTACCAAATCCACGAGGGCTGGAAGGAGTTACAGCAGGAGATCGAGATGGTCCAGCCTAACATCATCATCGCTATGGGGAACCTTCCCCTCTGGCTCCTCTCCGGCCATTGGGGGGTGGCGAAGTGGCGCGGGTCCTTACTCGAGTACAAGGGAATCAAGATGATCCCCACCCTCACTCCAGGCAACGTGCTCCGTGACTGGCCTCAACGCGCGGTAGTCCTCTCCGACCTCCGCCGAGTCAAGCGTCACATGGTCACGAAGACTTACGAGAACAAACCCGACTGGAAGTTCATCGTCCGCCCGTCCCTTGACGTAGCTATCAACACCCTGCAAAAGCTCCGCTGCGAAGCCGAGGTCTCCCCGAATGAGGTCTGGATTGACTTCGACATCGAGACACGGTACGGGCACATTGACTGCATCGGATTGAGCTGGTCACGGACGGAGGCTATCTGCATCCCCTTTATCGCTCGC